CAGATTTATGGTAATTAACAGATCTCTTTAAGAAGTATTACAGAGTAATATTAAATATCTTAATACTACTAATATACTTCTAGGAAAGATATAAGGAATTATCTTAAAGGATAATTGCCTTATATCTCCTTGAGATATCACTTATGATTTTAGTTACTATGTAATTAGTTTTCTTGTTTTGATTATAGTGTTTATGGTTTGTCGCTATAATTGTATCCATAGGATCCCCCCTCATGGACTCCCCGAAACAAACCATAGACTTTAACCCCCAGGCTTCCCCAACAGCACTGGGGGTTTCTTTTTCCAAAATATAGTATATCCCCCCACTGGGACTCCCAGACACAAAAGTGGTAAATAAGGGGTACAGGGTCGGCACATGTGTTTCTCAGAAAAGGGTTTGACTTTGAAAAAATAGGGTCTTTGTTTGAGGAGATTACTCTGTTCACCCACGCTAGTTCCATAAAAAATATACCAGATTGGTGGTGGGGTCTTTAATATCCCTATTTTAAAAAATGGTATTCAATTTGAAAATCTATTTTTTAAGTAGTTAAGGAAAAAAGCCCGTGGGCTTTTTTCTGGAATGACTAAAATAATATTAAATAAATATAAATAATCTATATACGAATTAACATTTAACTGATACTATTCTAACATGATCAAGCAATAATGCTTGTTCATACTGTCAATTTTTTGACGGTTTATTATTATTATTATTAATATAAGGAAATTAATATTATGAGTGAAGTAAATATAATTAAATCTAATCTAGATAATCTAGGAAACTCTCTACAAAGTTATGTTAATGCAGAGCAAAAACTAGGAACGTCAATTCTTCATTACATGAATGATAGCGGAGTTATGGATTTGAAAATTAATAACTTAAATAATATTGTTGAAAAAAGTGAAGAGAAGACCTTAACAGTTTGGAGTTGTTCTTCAGAAGAAAAAACCTTAACTCAAAAGAAAGTTAAAAAGAGAAATGGTAATGACATAGTTAGAAGCCAACTATTAGGGGAAAATCCAAATATTACTTTGTGGAATTTGGTTAACAAGTCTTTAACCATTATTAATAATTATCTATTTGTTAATACTGAAACTTTAGATAATTTTAATCCTCTAGATATGTATAGAGAAGATAGTGGGGAGTTTACGGAAATAGGTTTAAATGCTTTAAAAGAAGCCTCCTCTAATGATAAGAAGGAATATAAGCCAGAGCAAAATGATGAAGAGAAGGCGAAGTTAGATCAAGAGAAGCAGGACAAATGGAAAGAGAATTTTACTAAGAAACTTGATTATTTGAAAAGTGAAACTTTAGAGCGTGGACTTGATCAAGAATGGTTTAAAATCAGTTTAGAGGAGTATGCTTCTGAGCTTATAAGTGAGTTTCCTGAGGTTGAAGATAAGAGCGAAAAACAAGCTTCTTAATTCTTAACCAATAAACTTTTAAAGGGTAGCGTAATTGCTACCCTTTTTTTTTGTTTGCTCTGTACTGGTTTCTATATAAAATTGATATAGTGTTTAAATCCATTTTAAGACGTTTTAAGAGGGTTTATTTTTTAGTAGTAGGGTAAGACCCTTAAGGC